TACGTCGAGTGCCAAACCATTAGTAGTCCCGACATTAGCGGTTACGGTACCGCTGACCGGTTGGGTTACAGCCGAGCCATCGACTTTAAGAGCATTAGCTCCGGTAACGGTTGCTGAATTGCCGCCTTGATTAATAGTAGTTAACCAGGGAATAGTGTTGGCAGTGTTACCCGGCTGAACTGTCCAGGTACCGGATTGTGTTGCTGATACGGTTCCACTGACTGGTTGTGTCGTACCGGATCCGTCAGTACGTAATAGTCCTCCCGTTGTGAGGGACAAGGCAGATATTTGTCCCGTAGTATAGGAGGGAGCTGCCGTTGTGACGGATCCCCCAATATACGTAGCGGAGGCTGGAGGAGTTGAACCGGTAGTACTGACGGATGCATTTGCAGCCGTGACGGTCCCGCTGACCGTTATGGCGGTTCCTCCGGAAACACCTTGAATGCTAAGTACTCCTCCGGCTGGAGTCCCGGCGACACCCTGCCCGATCATTATGAGTCTTCCAGAAGAATCAGACCTTACGGTCCTGACTATACTTCCGTCACTCGCAGCAATTAATGTAGGGTTGGTTGAGTTGGCTGCGGAACCATCCACGGCAGCTGGAGGCGACACAACGCGATTCGTAACGATATCTTTGTAGTTGGTTTCAAAATCAGTTTTATCAAGATCGTTTTGAACCTGATTGTAGCTTGCATTCGGAACTGTAACTTTGAAGATCAGGACGTAATATATTATATTTCCATCAAGTGAAAATATCTCATACGCGGTTGCGGTTTCTTCATACTGAATAGTAAGATTTTTACTCGAAACAGTACTTTTGAAAGATGTCCACGAAACATCTATTCTTATCAGACCTGAACCAATCTTTGCCATTATCGTGCCTTATTCTACTCTTGAGTAAATATAACCAGAAGATCAAATGTTCCGGCGGTAGTTGATGTTGCACATTTTACTGTCAGGCCTTCACCGGCTCTCAAAAGTACTGATTTTGAATCATTTGTTTTCTTTGCAAAAATTGGAAACATCGTTTGAAGATCATGATCAGAAGACTCAACGTCTTGTGCTCCGGGCCCCCATTCATCGCTGCTCCAAATATTTCGCCACAATAAAGTTGCCGATTCTCCCGCAACGGTTGCGTTGGTTCTGACGGTAACGTTTGAATCCAATGTATCGGCTGAATCCATTTTTTCAATCGCCGTGATAGCGGTTCCAGCGGAATGACCTATTATTCGTCTTAATTCAAATGTAATCGCGACCCCCGTAACACCACTGACTTGAACATTTACTAGATAAATTTCTTGTATTTTTATTCTAACGGAGCTGCCTACTGCATTCAGAATAGACCACATAGATTTATTATTAGCCGGAACGATTGCCGTGGCGAGCGCAGTAAATGTTGCTAATTCTCTATACAGAACCGATACATTATTATTAGGACTGATCGCTACTACCAATGCTGGATCCGCTGCCACGGCAGCTGTGCTGGCTGCTTTTACGGCAACCGGGCCATTCGTTGCATCGGTTATCTTGGTAGACCAGGCATTTGCCAAGGAAGCTGCGGTTCCTTGATTCGCCGTAACGGTACCGCTGACAGTTAATGTGGATTGATCCGATGCCAAAACAACAGGTGTAGAATTAGCAGATGTCTTTTGCCCTAATGTATTTATTCTGCCAGTAAATGTTGCATCGGCAAGTCGTGTTGATAGTGTAGTTTCGGTCGCGGCTCCGGTCGGAAGCGGTAACGATGCAGCACTGATGGGTTGAGTGACTCCAGAACCATCAACTCTTAATAATCCTCCTGTCGTAAGTGATAGTGCTGACATCTGACCAGTTGTATAGGTCGGAGCAGCAGTTGTTACGGATCCTCCGATATATGTAGCGCTGGCTGGAGGCGAAGACCCGGTTGTACTGACAGATGCATTATTAGCAGTAACGGTTCCTGTAACGGCAACTGTGTTGTTTGGAGATATCGCGACTACTAATGCCGGATCCGTCGCAACGGCAGCGGTACTGGCAGCCTTTACAGCTGTTCTGGTGCCTCTTGTCGTCGCGTCTTCAATTACTAAAATTTGAGCACGTTTCGTGTCAATTCTAGCGGCACCAGCATCATTTTCAGTTAATGCGGTACCGGCTGTTTCATCGAAAATAAAACCAATCGGCTGTACTCTAGTCGTACCATCAGTAAATACTGCATTGTCGACCAGACCAACAGTAGCAGAGGCATTGACCGTTACGGCTCCTTGATCTGAGGCAATAACGACTGGTATTGAATTTGCGCTAGTTTTTGAGCCAACCGTAGGAGCGGTTGAGCCGATCCAACTAGAATTATCTATTCTTAATGAACCGGTTGTAGTTAATGATAACGCTCCAAGATTTCCTGTTGTATAGGTAGGCGCGGCCGTTGTAACGGCTCCGCCTGAAAGAGATGCCGTTGCAGGTGTAGCGGAACCCGTTGCAGATTCGGAAGCTATCTGGGCTCTAAGATTCGCAGCAGTGGATTGAGATGCCGTTACAGCGATACTGCTTTGATCGGAAGCGATCACAACAGGTGTAGAATTGGCAGATGTTTTTTGCCCTAATGTATTAATTCTGGCCGTAAAAGTAGCATCGGCGAGACGAGTCGATAGGGTGGTTTCGGTAGCCGCACCAGTAGGAAGTGGTAACGATACAGCGCTGATAGGCTGGGTTGACCCGGATCCATCTGTTCGCAACAATCCTCCGGTCGTAAGGGAAAGAGCATTCATTTGCCCATTCGTATAAGACGGTGTCCCTGACGTTACCGAACCACCAATATAAGTAGCGCTGGCTGGAGGACTGGTCCCGGTAAGACTTACGGATGGATTGGTAGCGGTGATGCTTGAATTTGGACTTATCGAAACAACTAAAGCTGGATCTGTTGCGAGCGGCGCAGTACTGGCGGCTTTTACTGTTGCGGTGTTGGTTCCGTCAGTAATCCTTGTTGTTTGGGTTCCACCGGTAAGAGTTGCGTCGAGAGCCAAACCCCCTGTTGTTCCGATGTTGGAAGTTACGGTTCCGGAAACAGGTTGAGTAGTGCTGGATCCATCTACTCTTAAAGCTCCGGCAGTAGTTAATGAAAATGGGTTTATATTTCCAGTAGAGTAGGTAGGTGATGCGGTGGTAACGGAACCACCTACAAGAATCTGAGTGTTAGATCCTAATGCAGTTGATTGGGTTATTGTTAACTTGGCAACTGTTGCGTCGAGAGCTAATCCGCCAGTAGTGCCGATATTTGCCGTTACGGTTCCATTGACCGGCTGAGTTACTGCGGAACCATCTACTTTTAAAGCATTAGAGCCCGTAACCGTAGCAGAATTGCCACCTTGATTAATTGTAGTTAACCAGGGAGTCGTATTGGCAGTATTTCCTGGCTGTACAGTCCAGGTTCCGGATTGAGTTGCGGAAACTGTTCCGGATACATTGACATTTCTTCCAGTATTGATATCGACGACCGAAACATTAACTCCGGTAAATGTAGCTCCGGCTCCTGAAATTACCCATGAAACATTAACCGCACCTCCAGATAACGGATTGAGGGTCAGGCTAGTAATGACAGGTGCCGAATATGGCCCGAGTGATCCAGAAGAACCGAAGGTTGTTGTCTGATCGATCGGATCTACTTCATTAATATTAAAAGTAAGCTGAGGTGATGTTCCGGTTGGAGTTCCCGTGATATTAACTATTACTTTTAAATCTGGAGACGAAAACCCTGTCAGGACAATGTTTCCGTTCGTCGTAACGGTAGCATTAGATAGAGCAATCTGATGGTTCAGATTCTCAATTACTGGTTGCGGTCCTAAAAAGAATATTCCGGACATTAAATGTTCCTAACCGATGCTATGGCCGTGACTGTATTGCCGGAATAAGTCATTGTGCTGGTCAACTGCGCCACTACTGTTGATCCGTTAGCCGCATACACTCTAATAACTTCAGTCGTTACCTTATTAGATGTATAGGTATAATCTATTCGTTTTAAATTCGTAAGATCAGTTCTTTTCCAAGTTTCTTGTGTAATATTATTATTTGTCTTTATATTAGAATAGTTATTATCTGGCCTCGGAGGATCTACAGATAACAAAAGATCATAATTTAAAGTAGTGCTTCCGATAGATGTCGCGAGTTGTTGAATTGCATTCTGAACATCCGTAGCCGAGACAGCTGTCAATCCGGCCGGATTGAATCCAACTCTTAGAGATCCAGAATCGTACAGAAGATCCGCAGTCCCACCGGTAGAAGTGACGATCGATTCCACAACATCAATAGTGGTACTGTTGATGATAGAATTTATCGTATAGGTTCCCGCGGCTGCCGAACCGGTTATTTGGATCAAATCTCCCGCTTCAACCTGAACATCCGGATTATTAAATGTAAATCCCGATACAACAATTATGTTTGTTCCGGTGGTTGTAGAGACGATCGTAATGGTAGCGAAATATACTAATGTGGCGTCGGATATTAATTCATCCGCGTCAACAATTTCTGCATCAATAATGTCTTCTTTACGGATCTTGGACATCTACCTTAATAATAAGATAATGCCAATCAGGACTTAAGCTTATTATTTCTTATTTCGTTTTTTATCTATTGTTTGTGAAAGATCCTGAACTGAAATAAATGTTGACTTCTCTTGTTCTTCAATTAATTTTTTAATATTTTCTTTTTCTTGATCCGTCATATCATCTTCAGATTGTTTCTTTTGAGCTTCACGTATTTTTTCTTCCGCAATTTGTTTTTCAGCCATCAATACGAACGAATTCAATACATTGTATACAATACTGCTCTGCATTGCAAATGCAGACGCTTGCCCGTCCAGGGTTGCGGCTTGACGTCGTAATGTTTCGGCCTGTTGAACGCATGTTTGACGTTGGCGTTCAGATTCATTCATGATTTGAATCATCGTAGCTTCGTAAAATTCACGAAGCTTCGGATCCAATACTTCTTGTTCCACCGCATCAATGATTCGTTTTCTTAACTTATTAAGATCTTCTTGATATGACATATGGCTCTTTATAATTTTTTCAATTGCTGTCTTTTAATTTTAGCCACATGATTCGCAATAATCAAACATGGCTCACACACCACTGTATCTATATCGTTTGATTTTAAATGGTAAAATCTTGTTGGTTCGGGCTCGGTTCCGGGACCCAAACGTCGAAAAAATTCAGGCGCGGTGTGCCCAGAACTACACCAATGGTTCATCGGAGGTTCTTCCGTTTGGGAAATTACTAAATCCGGAACAGTTGGCCGCATACTACTATACCAAAAATATAATGGGTCGGAAGAAGATTGTTCTGAATCAATCCCTTCCGACCCATCTGTCTAGATCAGGTATATATTACGCGTACAGGTAATAATTGATATGGTCTTTATTTTTAACTTTTTGATAAAACGTAATGCTGGTCGTGCTGGTTTCGGCGTAATCATTTCCAGTCAGAACCGGACCTGGATCCTGAAGCAATCCTCTAACGAAAACAGTTAAATTCTGACCATTATTAGTACCGTCGAGAGTATAGGACTGACCACCCGGCAGTGTATGTGCGGTTCCGGCCGGGATATCCGCAGCCAGGCGCTCGATCGTTCTGACAAAAGTAGACGCGGCGATACTGTTTGATAGAGCCTGAAGAGATGCCGTAAGAGTCTGACCGCTCGTAAGGATACCGCCTGTATAAACACGATCTCCGATTTGAGTATTTAGCGTATTTAGAGCTTCGACAACTGACGGGGTTCCGTCAGGAAGATTGCTAAACACGAAAAAGTTAGTTGTATTGGTAAGGAGACCAGCAAGACTCGTAACGTTATCTCCGATACCAATGGTCGTACGGATATCATTAATATCTTGAGTTGTATCGGCATCACCGATGATACCATTAACAAGAGTCGTACGGAGCGCCGTATCAGTCATTAGGTCAAGACGCTCACGGTAACCGTAATACATATCAACGGTTGTTGGCTGAGCCGCTTCCCATGTGTACGCGACGGATGTTGAAAGTGCTGCATTTTTCGCAACCGCACGGAATTCAACTTCAACTGTATTGGGAGATGTCGAGGATCCTGCACGCGTTCTACCATAAATACGTTTTCCGGCATCGCCACCCGCCAGAACTTCCAACGCTGCCTCGGTGAGCGGATTGATAATCTCAACATAGCTGGATTCAAATGCACCGGCATCCGCTCCGTCTTGAATCGGTACACCCGTTCTATCGGTAGAAGTGGCGTGTTTAAGATTACCAGTATCGGAAAGAGTAATGAATGTATTGGTTACGGCGGTTGTTACGGCGTCAAATTTACGAGTAATCGTTAATGCCTTGGCATCGGTTGTTTTGTTTGCAATATTTGAAAGATTCGCCGGAACGTTCGTACCGACTGCCGTGGGACGCTGATACGTCGGAATCGGCGCAGAAAATGCCACACCCTTAATAGCGGCACGATCTGTTCTGGTGTAGTTGATATCATCTTCCAACATATACGGGCCACGTTCGGTCCACGTGATAGCACCGTTGTTTGCATCCGGAGCTACACCTGACGCATTACCAACTTTTACAGAGGTGGCAGAAATAAATTCACTTATTTCAAATGTACCGTTGTTACCTCCTGATGCGGCTCCGGAAACTGTCAAGAATCTTCCTCGTGATGAGGCAGTCATACCGGTCAATCCGGTAAGTGTCGATTCTCCAGCGCTGAATACCGTAATGTTCGCAACGGCTCCGGTTTGTCCAGAAAGAGGAGCGCCATAAAAAAGCGGCTCCTCCGCAAGGGTCATGGTTGGAGTTTGTGTAAAAGAACCAGCTATATCTAGAACCTGGTCCAAAAGATTATCAAGGGTTGTTGCCATTTTTGTTTCCGTTTAATAAAGGACTAAAATACTAACTCACTCACGCACTTATTGTAAATTTATGTTAAATTATAACTATAAAAGTTGTCATTGATATATAATACAAATTTAACCACTTATAATAATTAGTTCTGTACAACATAATCGCACATTAACTGGCTTCTCGCAGCTGGACTGAAGCTTGTAATGATGACCGTATCGTACCCTGTTCCGGGTCCAGCTGATTCCTGTACGATATATTCGGAATCCTGTTTTAATGTTCTACCGTTATGTCGGACTTGAATTCGGAAAAGATTTCCGCTATACATTCCGTTAATAAATCTATCAGGTGTGGTGAATATTCTGTTTGCAGCATTCGTTACACCGATCAACTGAACACCCTGTCTGAATACATAATCCAATGTCACGGGGGTTCCTCCACCTCCGGTAATGGTCCCGGGCACGATCTGATCAATACCAATTTCCGTTCCTTTAATTATTCCAGAATCTTTCAAAAACTGCTTCTGTTCATCATTAAATTGCAGAAGATCAATATCACTGCACGTCACGATAATCTCTTTTGCAAACAACTTAACCATAATCTCGCCTTTTAGTAAGGAAGATCTGATATCAGCCTCGGCTACGCCCGGAATATCAAGGAGATCTCTCTCGTATCCATACGTTATAGGATAATGAAATATTCTTACTGTTTTCTTTGGATCTGAAATATTACGTACGGTAAAACATTGACGTTTCTTTTGAAACGGAGCAAAATCATTCATTCCAGACATGGCTATTGTCTCCTGATTATGGAATTGTGATTTCTAACTCTGGCTTTGCAAAAAATCCATCAACAATTTGATTCGTCATATCCTCATCTGAAACTTGCGAAACATTATCAGCTCGTTTTACCTGTAAATCCGGCTCAACACCTTGACTGACCAATTTATCCTGAATGGTAATGGTGACGCTTCTCTGGACTTCAGGGTTTTCTTTACTAGCCTTTACATCACCAAAAAGCTTCTCAATCAATGGATCAGATGATTTTTGTAAATTATTCTGAACCGGCGCACTATTCTTACTGATCCCGCCAAGATTATAATTTGCATAAATTGTTTTATGCAGCAAACGCTCATCTCGATCAATAATTAATTGTCTAAGTTCTTTCTGGTCTAATTTTTCAATATCTTCCGGTCGTAAACGATAACGAAGATAAAGTAATTCTTCAAGATAATTTAATTGTGGTTTAAAGAAATCAAAATCTTTTTGTTCTATCCTGAGTGTACTGTTGAGTGTCGCGGATAAAATTCTACAATAACTATCCAGCCAATCCGGGTCTCCATTAAAATCTTCTTTTATCGCATCCACGACTGATTTTAATTTGAAAAATGTTTTGATCTTATCAGATGAATCTTTATCAATGAATGGTTCTGACCGATGATAATTTTGTAGATTACGACGAGGATTTATTTGTGTTTCTTGATCAAATCTTCTTGTGTCGAAAGCAACCTTTATGATTTCACCTTTGGATGACACTGCATTCTTTATATGATTGATTCGCAAAGAACGAGCGGCGTCACGAGTCTGATCATCACGATTCAGGGCGTTTAGTATTTCATAAGTATATGCGTATAATTTAATCACGACTGGTGTCTATATGTCTAGAAATGGGTTGTTCCGTACAATATGGAAACGTATCTACCTTACAATTAAATTTTTCACAAAACTGTTCCATATCAAACCTAGTTATACAATTAAGTCCTGAATTTATAGAATTCATTACAGATCTATTGCCATCACGATGTACCAATCCTAATATATGTCCAAGCTCATGCAAAGCTACTGACCTGAACTGTTTAGTGTTGGACATCCTACTCTGAACCAGTCCAATTCTAAAATTTTTCCAAGATTCATCTCTTTTCGCGAATCCTAAAACATTTAGTTTTTGTTTATAGATTGTAAGTGTCAAAGTATCCAGGTCAGTAATGATTGGGTCTGTATCCTGTACCACCTGTATAATGTTTCGATCCGGTGCAAATTCAGATGAACCGACATGCGAATAGGACCAGATCAGATTGAACTGAACTGTATTTACCGTGACTCGCTCCCATTCCTGAACTGCTTTTTGTAATTCAAGTAATTCTACAGATTCAAATCGGTAATCAACATATATTGTTGCGTTGAATACTGTATCGTTACTAACGGGCCACGTAACGGGCTGGACCGGAGCTGCCCGGATGATTGGTATTTTAGCTTTTCTACTTCCTTCGCAAGATAAAGAAAAAACTACGATAGCGCAGAGTATTAGACAGGGAAGGAACTTCGTGAGAAGTTTATTCCAGATTTTTCTTACGCCCCGTTGAAAGGCGAGACCCTGCACACTTATATGTTGTATTATTCAAATAACTAAGGCCCGGAAGTTACCTCCCGAGCCTTAATTAGAGAAAGGATGGTCAGGCCATCCCTTCATATCAGTTATCAGCCAGCCAGTACTGACTTACGACCAGCAGAAACGCCGCGGGCATTCAGGATGCCGCAACCGACGATTTCCGACACAACCCAGCCAAGCGACAGGCGCTTGGGTTCGTCTGCCGGAAGAACTTCGATGTCCTGCCGAACCGGCATGACTCCGACGAATTCCGGATCCGCGCACGCAAACACCGTTCCCGGGGGAACGATCTTGCTTACGATGATATCCGCGCCCCAGATGTGAGCATAAAGCCCCGTCTGGAGAACTTCACGCTGCGAAACTGGATCAAGCTCGCCACCACCAACGCCCTGACCACCACCCGAACCCCACTTGAGGATATCGGTAAATTCATTGATGTTCATGAAGTACTTGGTCGTTACGAGGTCCCAACGATCAACCTGAACTTTCAGCTCAAGGAGGTCGCGTTTGAGAAGACCCGCGTCCGTAACGTCCTGAACGGTGTTTTCCACCGAAGCGGCTGAATCAAGCGCTGCGAAGACGTTCGCGTCTTCCTGAGCCATGATTTCCTGACGTGCCTTCTGAACCGCACGATCAATCACGTTGAACCGACGACGCCGGACTTCCGCAATACGAACCGTGGGGTTGGATACGATTTCGAATTCCGGAACAACAACGCGATCACCGAATACACGGCTCTCCGGCGCTGAACCGTTGCTCGAAACAACTACCGCCGCGACATCAATATCACGGTCATACGTCGGTAGAGCGCCCTGCGGCAACATGTCTACAACAAGGGCTCTACGTGCCACCCCGTGGTAATCTAAATTTCTTCGGATCAAATTTGTTATCGCGCTTTGGGTTACCCGTTCGGCGCTTCTTTACTTCTCAGTAAAGTTCAGAATACATCATCATCCAATGATTGAATAATCAATCTATCGGCGTTTGGCATCTACTCGTTGAGGATTCTGGCATGAGTTTATATTTCATAGAATCAATTACATGCGGCCTGATAATATCAGATAACTTTTGTGTATTTTCTTTATTTAAAGTTATTTGATAATATTTTTTACCTTTGTAATTAAAAATCATCACTTTAGAATTTAAATCAAAACATGATTTTAAATAATCTCTAAGTAGATAATTTTCTGATTCTGTAAAACCCATTGAAGCGATTCTCATGTTTACTTTTGCATTTAGATTACCGTCATCCTGTATCCATACTGCTAGTGATAAGGGTGTTAGGTACATATCTAAATTTTTAGGAACATGTTTAACTCTATTTTCATCATAAAACATTTTGCCAAAAAAATTCAAATCTTGATGGCAAATCGTGGTAGTTTGAAACATAGTTGAATTTCTGGTTTTATTAACACTTTTATTAAAAGTATTAATAAACGGATCCAGCATTGCAACCTTCCAATGAAAATATTGTTCTTGCGCTTCACAGTGACCAAACGAAAATTTAAAGTTACCTTTAGTTGAATCTTTATAAAGACAACCGTCTCCAAGCATTCCTCCTACAATCAGTTGCTTTTGAACTGAGTTAAGTGGTACTTGTCGTAAAATATCATATTTACGAAGATTCGAAATTACTACTCTGTTGTGAGCTTTTAGTAATTTTGATAGAGAGGGTCCGGATATTTCATACCATTTGGACAATGATTTTATTGTTTCGCCATTATCAAATTTATTAATAATATCATTTACCTGATCAGGTGTCAGGTCCGAAATATAATTTCTTGTCCATTTTACTTTAGCAGCTTTGAGAATTTTTCTTACTGTTTCGTAACTTTTATCAAGTCGTTCAGCAATTTCTCTAACTGTTAATCCAGTCTCATAAAGAATTTTAATTTCTTCGTTTGTCACTTGCCAGTCTTTCCTGCTGATTGTCTATATCATCCATCTTCTGTTACTATAACGATTCCGTTTCCGGATAGACTAGCTGCGATGCGTAGCCTTTAGAGTGTTATAGTGAGATGGCTTTTAGAGTTTCCAGCATATGGCCAAATTCACATCCCATAATTACTTACGGGAGCCCCTATCCATTAAGGGTTTGCCATTGACTGCGCGAGGGCGATTTTACCGTCCTGCGTCAAAATGGCTCGTGAAATCAAAATGTCACGGGCCTCGTCCGTCATGGACCCGGCAAGTGACGTGTTTGATGGCTGATTTTCTTCCAGTACTGATGCGTACTTTGCGACCACCGATAGTGCGTCGCGGAGTGAACTCGCGTTGATTTCACCCTTGTTGTTAAACAAAGACATTCGTTTCCTTTTTGTTGAATGGTTTGCCAGTTTCCCAGCAGTAAAGGCAGAAATGCCACCTTCACATTTAATAAAAAGGTATGCCCATAATTTAAATAAAATTTAAAAAAAATATAATAACAGTCCGGACAAAACAAAACCCCCGACTGGATTTCCCAGCCGAGGGTCATGTTGATGACTGATTGATTAGACTGATCTGATCAATCAGTCATTCGTTATTACTTGCCGAGCCAGTGGAACACGGCCATGGTGAATCGCAGCTGCTCACCGAGTGAG